ATGGCAGTTAAAAAAGATGAAGCAACAGGTAAATGGATGTATTACGGTTCATATAAATTGAATGGAAAAACCAAACAATATAAGAAGCGTGGTTTTGAAAAAAAGAAGGACGCTATAAAAGCCGAAATCCTATTTAAAGAGAATTTAAAAGAGCCAAACGCAACCATCACATTTAAAGAACTATCTTATCAATATCAAGTATACTCGGAAAAGAGAATTAAAGAAAGCTCATACTTAACGCAGAGAGCGATTCTAAAATATTGGGAAGATGAACTAGGTGAATGCGAGGTTAAAAAGCTTACATCAAACAATATAGAAAAGTTCATTAATAAATTAATGCAATCAATGTCATTCAATTCAGTACTTAACTATTATACGAAATTTAGAGCAGTATTGAATTACGCAGTAAGGCAAGGATATATTCAAGTGAGTCCGTGCGATAATATTGATTTAAAGAAAGACCCAAACGAAAAGAAGAAAGACATGATGTATTGGACAGTTGAGCAATTCAACAAGTTTATAGCGAACGAAAATAAGCCTGTATATCATTTATTATTTATGAATCAATTTTATATGGGAATGAGAATAGGTGAAACATTAGCTTTACAATGGAAAGATGTTGATTTAACTAATAATACCATCAACATACAGAAAACATGGGCAGACATGCTAAGAAAAGCTACAACACCTAAAACAAATAACAGTTATAGATTAATTACAATGCCACAATTTCTATCTGATGAATATAAAGCTTTTAAAGAGAACATGAACGCAAACGATAATGATTATATATTTGGTATGACAGTACCTTTTTATCGTAGTTCGGTTAGAAGAGAACTGAATGAGACTATTAAGAAAACAAATATCAAGCTACCACGAAATGAGCAAATACCTATTATCAGAATACACGATTTAAGACACTCCTGCGCTTCTTACATGATTAACAATATGGTTACAAATGGAACAGTGAATTTCTCAGTGTATGACATTGCAAAACGATTAGGAGATAACCTCGATACAGTGCTTTCAGTATACGCTCATTGGCTACCTCAAGCCGATAAAGGTATTGTACAATTTATGGAGAAAGACAAATTTTAGAACTAAAAATTACCCTTGAAATATAGTTATATTCGTAATAACCTTAGAGGTATTAAAAAACTATAAAGAAAGGGGGAAGCCACGTGACGAAGTATGAAATGTATGTATTAATTAATAGAATGCTAGAAGAGTTAGAAGAAAAAGAAGTGGCAAGAGTTTATGAGTATACTCAACGGATTTGGATAAATTCCACAGATGAAAAGAGCGATTAATTTCGCTCTTTTTTAGTTTGGAAACCATTGAATTTCTTTAAATGTTGGTGCTTCATCAGTGTTTCCTGTCCAATCACAAGTAATGACAAATCCAAGTTTCTTATCATCTACATATGCGTATCCTTTTACTGCATAAGAATTATCTTGTTTAATCCAATCGAAATTTGAGATTTTATCTAATTCAGATATATTGAAATCTGAATGAATTGCGATTGCCATGTTTACCCAATCATATAAAGCTTCTTTTTCTGCTAGTGTCATAATAACAGTTCTAGGCATTCTAGTAACTGAACCATTTTCATAGAATACTGTTTCATCCTTTTTAACAGTGCTTACAGTATCATCTTTAATATTAAAAGTAATATCAGTGTCTATATATTTAATTGTGCAAGAATCCTCATCTAAATGAGTGATATGAAGTTTTGATTTTTTAATTCCTAGTTCTTTTGCAACAGATACAATAGATTTTACTTCTTTTTCCGGTACTTCCCAATTTTCCGCTATTTCTTCAGTATATGTTAACTTCTTTTGTGGTTCACTAGGCATAATTGCAATAACTGCATAAAAAGCAACAATGACAATAGCACACCATAATAATATTTTTTTCTTCTTACTTCCACCTTGTTGAATAGGTGGCGTTTTAGTTTTGTTCCGCATTGTCTAATTCCTTAATAATTCCATAAATGAAATCTAATAGCCTTTCCTTTGTTTCTTCACTTGATTTTAGATACGCCTTGATTAATGGTTTTTGGTTTGGATTTATTTGGTATTCATCAATTAATTCATCAATAGTGTTATCCGGCAATTCTAGAAACATATTGCCTTTACCCTCAGTTAACCAAAAGTAATCAACATTATATTCTTTACATATTAATTTGATTGTTTGGTCACTAGGATTGTTTACACCTTTTTCGAGTGAATTGACACTACTTCGAGTTATACCAATCTTCTTTCCGAACTTTTCCATGCTTAGGTTCAAGTTAGACCTAATCGCATTTATTCTTTCACCTATAGTCAATTTTTTTACCTCCTCTACATTCATAATATCACAAAGAATAAACTTGTAAATTAAAAGGACAAAAAATGCTTTACAATGTCATTCAAAAGTACTATAATGTACATGTAAAGTACAAAACAACACAAAACAACACAAAAAATGGAGGAACAAGAAATGAAAAAGGAATTAGAAAAATTATTAGCAAGAGTAAATTGGCAAATTGAAAGCAAAGAACGTTCGCTAAAACAAGAAAAAGAAACTTTAGTTCACGAAGCTCAAAATTTGAATACAAATTATGTAAAGCAAACTTGCGAAAGAATCGAACAACTTGAAAAGGAATTGTTGATTCACGAGACATACAAATACACATTAGAAGGAATCTTAAAAATGGAGGATTAAGAAAATGAAATCACAAGAAGAAATTAGAAAAAGACAACAAGAATATAAAGACAAAATGTTCAATAAATTTAGTAATGAATTTACAAGAAAAATCATACTTCAAAAGCAAAATCAAATGCTTAGAAAAGAAATAGAAAGATTAAAAGCTAATCAATAAGGAGGAACAAAAAATGAACAAAATTGATTACAATACAAAACCAACAGAAAAAGGAATTGATAATTTCATTTGGGTACACGAAACAAAAATCAAACAAGCAGAAAATGAAATTGAAGAATTGAAGCAAGAATTAATTGAAGCAATTAACAACAATCAATTCAATAAAATCGGTCATTACAACTATTGTTTGAACAGATTAGACACGATTGTTAAAGAATCAAAAAATACATTAAGTCTATTAAGAAATAACTTAAAAGAAGATTAATAAGGAGGACACAAGAAATGACAAACGAACAAATCATACAAAATGAAAAGAAGTTATTAGGCATGGGAGAATTTGAACCATTGCACACATTCGCTAAATGGAAAGAAATGGGATTCAAAGTTAAAAAAGGTGAGCATGCTACAGTTTGCACAAAACTTTGGAAACGCAAATCAAAGAAAGTTGAATCAGTTGATGGAAAAGAAACTGAAGAAAACAATTTCTTCTTAGCAAAAGCTTTCTTATTTAAGCTAGACCAAGTTGAAAGAATTGAAACCAAAGGCAAACCACAATTAATGAATTAGTCGAAATAAGCCGAAAGGCTTATCTGCTAGAGATGACCTACTAGCACTGATGATGACAGGTTATGGAGGTGAAACAATAATAGATGCAAGAATTTTCGAAGCTTTAGGCTTACTTGAAAAGAAAGGCTATGAGCTATCTGAATTCGATAAAGGGTATATCGCTTGTATCCTTAACGAATCCAAAAAAGAAGAAAAGAGGTGAATGAAATGACTAGAACGTATTTTGTAACCTTCGATGTGACTGCAAATGTCACATTCGAGGTTGAAGCACATGACAGTGCAGAAGCAAAAGAAATTGCAAATCAATTGAATGTTAGAGATTTGCAAGAAGTGAATAAAATCAATACATGTGAATCTAGAATGGAGGTGAACGAATATGATAATTGATTACAAATCATATTTAAATAAAGACGATTTGGTAAAGGTGTTTGATATGACCGAATTGTCAAAAGACCGACAAAGACACCAATCAAGCAAGATTATGAAATCAGTTAGAGAGTTCTATAAAGAAGAAACAGGTACTGCTTGGGAAGACACATTTGTATATAGAAATGTTAATCAGAATGTAATCCCAACAGAATATTTCTTGAAGTGTTGCCCTGAAGCTAGAAAGTCATTTAGAAGGAGTTAGTTATGCAAGATATAAGAATGAATGCAATACAGGATGATGAGATGGAGTTGAGCATTTATCCATTTAATCCAAAGCGAATACATTTAAGCAAAGAAGAAAAGGAACTGTTAAGGGAACAAAGGTATCAAAAAAGAATCACAACAGGAATAAACATTATGTTATTCGCAACAATCGTGATTCTACTTATTTCAATAGCTTGTTTGGGTAAGTCGTATGCAATGTTATTTCTATAAAAAAGAGGTGCGCACTCGACAAAGCACGCACACACAAGAAATGACGTTCTTAATTTAAGAACACTTACATTATAGCAGATTAAAAGGAGAAACAAAAGATGGAAGAAAAAAAATCAGTATTTGAAACATTGAATAGTATTAATGTTCAAGACAAAGTGGAATCTAAAAATGGATTAAGTTATTTATCGTGGGCTTATGCGTGGGGTGAAGTTAAAAAGAAATATCCAAATGCACAATATAAGATTTATGAACGTGGTACAGATTATGGTCCTATTAACTATTTCACAGATGGTCACACTGCTTGGGTTAAGACAAGTGTAACAATTGAAGGATTAGAACATATTGAAGAATTACCTGTTATGGATTACAAGAACAAATCAATTATACTTGATAAATTAACTTCATTTGATGTGAATAAAGCAATTCAAAGAAGCTTGACAAAAGCAATCGCTCGTCATGGTTTAGGTTTATACATCTATGCGGGTGAAGATTTACCGGAAGAAGAAAAGATTGAACAACAGAAAAAGGAAAAAGAACAAGCGGTAGAAAAGAAGCTTGAAGAAATCAAAATGAGATGTTTTAAGGCACAAAATACACTTCAAAAACTAGGTATCGATACACATTCAGAAGAATTTTGTGAGCATTTGAAAGCCGAATATAAAATCACATCACAAGACATTGCAAATCTAAATGGAAACAATCTAGTTGGATTACTCAAGGCATACGGTGATATTTACAAGAAAAACGCAAAAGCATAAGGAGGAAAGAAAAATGGAATTAGTAAACGTAACAAATGGACAAATTGAAATTCAAAAAGAAGCACTGAACAAATTGAAATCATTCAATGAGTACAAAAAAGAGATGGACAAATTGGAAAAGGAAGTTAAAAAGAACATCCTAACCGCTATGGAAGAAAACGGAATCAAACAATTTGAAAATGACGTGGTTAAAATCACATATACTGCACCTTCTACACGTACTGTAATTGATACAAAGCTAGTAGAAGAATTAGGACTAACACATCAATTATCTAAGGAAACACCGGTCAAAGGAAGCGTAAGGGTAACTTGGAAATAAAACGAGATAAGTCAATCTTACAAAAAGATATGTCTAAATGTTATGTATGTGGTTCAACTTTAAATTTACATACACATGAAATTTATTTCGGCACTGCTAACAGAAAGAAATCAATTGAGCATGGGTGTTATGTAAGATTGTGTGCAAAGCACCATAACATGAGCAGTGAAGGAGTACATTTCAATCACAAATTAGACATGAAACTTAAAAAGGAATGCCAAAAGGCATTTGAAGAAGTACACACAAGAAATGAATTTATGAAGATATTTCATAAAAACTATCTATAGGAGGTAAATATGCATTCATACAATGTTATCACGAATCAAGAATCATATCCTAGAGAAATCTATTATTCTCAAGCTAAAAGGATTGAGGATTTAGAAAATTACATCATGGATGAGAATTTCAATCCGTATCAAGATTCATGGACGGATGTTAATAGAATGAAAGAGCTAGGAATTACAGAAGAGCAAATGGAACTTTTCAGAATTCAAAAATTTGAAGAAATGGAGCAAATGAGATTTTGAAAACAAAATTGATAGGCAACTTCATCCGAAAATCAAGAAATGAAGATGGAAACCTAGAAATAACATTTGAATTAACTGAGCCAATATACGAATCATACGCTCAGACCCTTGAAAAAGGAGCATATAGCGTGATTATAGATTCGGTTAAACATTTACGCACAAACGAACAAAATCGGCTTATGTGGCATTTAATAAAGGAAATATGCAGTAATGAAAACGCAAGTTATAACGATACATGGGATATGTACTGCGAGTTCTTGAGAATGGCAAAGCAAAAGTATACATATGTTTCAGTTTTGAAAGATGGTGTTGATTCGTTGGCTCAAGCTCATGGAGTTAGAGCAGTTCAAATATTGGGTACTGAGGTTAGAGACAATGGAAATGAGTTTGTGAATTGTAGATTGTTTCTAGGCTCATCACAAATGGACACAAAACAAATGGGAGTGTTAATTGATTGCATACTAGATTATGCAGAACAATTAGGAATCAACACTCAATACTATTTAGATAAAGGAATCAAGGTGGAAGAAAATAAAATTTGTAATTAAAGGAAAACTAGATGGATTGAATGAATATATTAATGCTTGCAGAACAAATCGTTACAAAGGAGCAGAAATGAAGAAAAAGAATGAGCGATTAGTTATGGCTTATATCTTACAGGCAGTAAACTTTGGCGAGGTTTACGAAGTAAAAAAATACCCAATTAAATTAAATATTAATTGGTATGAACCGAATTCAAGGCGTGATGTTGATAACGTAACATTTGCAACTAAATTCATTCAAGATTCATTAGTTAGAACAGGAATACTTGAGGATGATTCAAGGAAATACATTAATCAAGTGAATCATTCAGTATTTACAGATAAACAAAATCCAAGAATAGAGGTAGAAATTCTAGGGGGTGATTAGAATAGCAGAACTAAAGAAAAGCCTACAAAGTGGGTATACACACGTTAACAATGAAATATTTCACGATAGAGAACTATCCTATAAAGCAAAAGGCTTGTTTTGCCAAATGTTAAGCCTTCCGGATAATTGGGACTTTAAGGAAAACAGTATTAAAGCATTAGCTACAGATGGAATATCAAGTGTTCGTTCCGGTTTAAAAGAATTAATGAATAAAGGATATTTAATTCGTGAACCTATTAGAGAAGGTAATTTAATTGTTGATTGGCAATATACATTAATAGACAATCCTCGGAATTTAGAAAATCTAAAAATAGAAAATCTAAAAATAGAAAATCTAAAATTAGAAAATCTAAACCCTATTAAATTAAATAATAATTCAACTAAAAATGAATTAAATAAAAATAATATTAATGTATGTACGCACAAACATAAATACGGAGAATTTCAACACGTGTTACTTACAGATAAAGAACACACACACCTATTAGATTTATATGGTGATTCATTAGATGAGCATATAAAGATATTAGATGAATATATTGAAACGAGTGGAAAGAAATATAAGAACCATTCACTAGTGATTCAAAAGTGGGTACATGATGAATGGATGAAAAGAAATAAGAACAATCCTGTTAAACTTGATTCTAAATTCTATGCACAAGAAAGCAATCAATCGTATGCAGATGTACAGAAAGAAATGGAACGAGTAAGGAAAGAAATATTAAGAGCGTAGAGAGGTGAATAAATGATTAATTGGATTTGTGGAGCTATATGTGGAAGTGGTGCAACACTTCTTCTATATAGCCTAATGGTAGGAAAAAGGATTCAAGAAGAACAAGACAAAGCTTGTAAATGTATTTTTAAATACGAAGAATACAGAAGAAGAATCAGAACACTTGAATATCAAAACAAAGAGCTAGAAAAAAGAATCATAGAATTACAGACAAAGCACGGTGAAGTCGTAAGCGTTGAATATTATTCGGACTTTGATGAAGTGAAATAAATGGATTAAATGATGTTAGAAAAAGGAGAAAAACAACATGGAATTAAAAGAAACAATTGAATTAATGTGTTCAAGCGATTACAAAGAAAGATTTGTAGCAGAATATCGCCAAGTAAAAATCAGATATGAGAAATTGAAGAATTTCTGCAACAAAATTGAAGTTGAAGAAATGCTTGGGAAAGAAGTAACTAAGCATGATTGCCCACTTGAATTACTAAGGGAGCAGAAAAGGTACATGGGATTATATTTATCAATCCTCGAAAAAAGAGCATTGATTGAAAATATTGAATTATAAAAGGAGATAACAAATGACAAGTAAAGAATTTGAATTGATTAAAGAAATGTTACATAAGCAAGCAGAATTAGATAAATCAATCATGAGCGAATATGGATTAACTGAAATTGATGAAGAGAAGTTGAGTTTCGCAATCCTTGATGAAGTAGGAGAGTTAACACACGAGCTTAAAGGGAATTGGTGTTGGTGGAAAAAGACTCAAGCACCTGTTGACGATAAAAAAGTTTTAGGTGAGTTAGTTGATATTTGGCATTTTGTATTAAGTTGGCAAAACAACTTTAATGGTGGTAAAGAAGGATTGCTAACATGTGAACAAACAATGAAAAAAGTTGACGAAAATCGGTGGTCAATCGAAGGATGTAGAAATGGTATTGTTATAAAATTAGCAGATTTAGCAAGTTTTTCGTTGTGGAAAGCAGAACCATTAATCGCAATCACTGAATATATTGGATTCACAATTGAACAAGTATATGAAGCTTATTGCGAAAAGAATAAAATCAACTATCAAAGACTAGAAAGTGGGTACTAGGCATGTGGATTAGAAGCCAAGATGGAAAAATTTTAATGGATTGCGACTTTTTCGCAATTGAAGAACACGGCGTTAAATATGCAGTGATTACATTAAGTGGCAAAAGTGGTATAAGCGTTAGTTTAGGTACATATACTGCTAAATATAAAGCTTTATCAGTTTTAAACGATATTCAAGAATGGTACGAATGTTCATACGGTGAAACATTCCAAATGCCACAAGATGAGGATGTTGAGGTATGACATTTGAAGAATATCATGAAATAAATAGGAAATATGGATGTAAAATTATGCCATTTGATATTGATTTGAATAAATTTACAAAAGAAGAATACGAAGACATGATTAGAGATTTTCTTCAAAGTGGTTTAGTAGTTAGATGCTTACCGCCAAAGGAGGATGACTTTTAATGGAAAGTTTTGTGCAAATGTCATTGAGAGAATATGACATATTGAAATTTAATAGTGAGCACTTAAAAAGAGAACTAAAAGATGAGCAAGAATCACATAGTGAAGATGTTGCACAAGCCAAAAAAGAAATAAATGATTTGGCAGAAAAAATAGAGCAGTATAAACAATACATCTTAGAATACAGATGTAAATATATAGATGTTAATAATGATTCACTAGAGGAATTATTGAGTGATGATATATGGAATTATGGAATGAATTGTAAAGATGAATTATTAAAACTAGGTTTCACAAAGCAAGAAATGGATGCATTTATACTCGATAAATATGAAGAATTAGTAAAAGAGAAAGAAAGAAAAGATGAAGATGATTAAATTTTGTCCTGATTTAACTTCAAAAGAAGAAGTTGTGCCAATTGTATATGGTCAAGGAAATTTCACAAGACCAGTACTCCATAAATGCTTACAAAATAAATGTGTAGCGTATAAGCTTGGCAAATGTTTAAAATACGATAATTGTACGGAATATTGCTTAGAAAAAGTTGATGAAAGGATAAAGAATAAAAATGACAGATAAAGATTTAGAAGAAATAAAACAAAAGTACGGATTCACATTGCGTCCAAGTGCATTTAATGGTAAGCCGATTAAGTACGTATCAAAAGAAGAATACGAAAAAAAGATTAATGAGGTATGGAATCAAATATTTGAGGATGATTCAAAAAAAGAACAAGAAAAAATCGAAAAAGAGCTAAGAAAAAAGCAAAACGCAAGCTTGAGGAAACTAAAGAAAATGGTACAAATCAAAAAAGAAACTGATGAATTTGTTAAAAAACTAAAGGAGCAAGAACAATGATTAAAACAAGGATTGAAGAAAGAATTGATGAACTGATTAAATTATATAATCGCAAAATAAATTGGTGTAAAGGAGAAAAAGAAGGCTATAAGCGCAGTTTAATTGGAGAGCTTAATGGAAATTCAAACATTTTTATCGAAAAATATGCTAGATGTATTTTAAGCTTTGATGATGAAATAGAAATGTATGAATCATTTATTAAATTTCTAGAATACGCAAAGACAGGAGAAAGAAAATGAATAATAAAGAATTGAAAAAAAACTTAGAAAAGGAAAGAAAAAAGCAAAGAGAAGATACTATAAAAATAAATACTTTTATCAGATTAGATAAAAGCAGTGCTTCTGAAATCGATAAACAAATTGAGCAAACTTATTTATCTTTGCAAAAGAATATTAAATTTGTCTGTACCAATAAAGATTTGATGAACAGTATGCTAGATGAATTAGACTATATTGTTTACGCATCGAAACTATATGGTGGAAAGCATGTTATGGAAGAATTGGATAATCGTTACAAAAATAAATTAATGAGTTAAAAGGAGAATGAAAATGATTAGATTACAAAACAATTATGCAATCACTTCTAGCAGTGGTTCATTCGCCCTTGTAACGTTCGTAAATGGTAAGGATAAAGAAGGAAATGAGATAGACGTACAAAAGCCTATCTCATACCATACAACGCTAGAATCGGCTTTACAGAGCTATTCTAACAATCGTATGGCAGATTTAGTTAGCAACTTTGATATGGATTTAAAGGATGTTAAGAAAGCTATTGACGAATTAAAGAGGGAGATAAAAGCGTATGAATGAATATCAAAAAGTGTTGCAAGTTCTTGAAAAAGAATATCAAGTTACATGTGATGTAGCAGGGATAGAAGAGACTGACCGTGCCAAGTTATATTTTCGATTGTTGGAGAATCTCACGGATAAAGAAACACCAAAGAAACCAATAGATATTGAAATTGGTCCATGCGGTGATTTGATGTTATGTTGTCCAAATTGCGAGCATGGAGTTGTGCCTATTCCAACTTATAATGGAAACAAATATTACCCTCGTTGTCCATTCTGTGGGCAGAAGTTAGAAGGAGAGAATGAAGATGAACGCTAGAGAAATGTTCAAAGAGTTAGGGTTTGAGCAAATAAGAAATGACGGCTATTTTATTAAGTATAAAAAAGCCGATGATGGTATTGATAAAATTATTACATTTTCAATAATGTTTAGATATTTTGATTCAAAATACGGAGATTATCCGTTTACTGCTCCTTACGAGTTTGATATAGATACATTAAAAGCAGTTAACAAACAGGTTGAAGAATTGGGGTGGATATAATGAACGCTAGAGAAATGTTTGAAGAATTAGGTTATTCATTAAAAGTGGAACACAATGATTCCATAGAGTATTCAAAAGAAGATTGTGGTCATATAGATTTCTATTTTCTTATTGAGACAAAGAGATTTTACTCAAGATATTGTTTTTCCCCAAGTTTTCAGTCAACGGCTCATAGTATTACACTAGATGAGTTCGAAGCAGTTCAAAAGCAAATGGAAGAATTAGGTTGGTTAGAAGATGAAAAGCAAGAAACTAATTTCGAGCATTACAAGGATGAAATCATAGAAAATTCCGGCTACTCTTTTGCACTAGTCGACGGAAAGCCTTGTCAATGCAGTGATGTTAGTTGTAGAGAGTGTGGATTTAGTACAGGATATGGATGCAGTGAAAAGATTAAAGAATGGTTAAACAAACCATATGAAAAGCCAAAATATAAGCTAACTCAATTTGAGTATGATTTGTTAAGCGTGCATAAAGATTATAAAACGTATAATAACATTGCAAATCAAACACATTTGTTTAAAATGCGTGAAAAGGGATATTTTAAAGACGTTGATACAAATATTCCAATTCGTGAAATCTTAGACAATTGCGAGGTAATTAAAAGATAGAAAAGAGGTAGAAAATGATTAATGTAGCAGTAATAGCAGGACACTTAACTAAAGATATTGAGTTGTCTAAAACACAAAAAGGAAATAGCGTAGCAAAATTTACAGTAGCAGTAAATGGAATCAATGATAATACAGATTTTATTAATTGCGTAGCATGGAATAAATTAGCCGATATTGTAAATATGTATTGCAAGAAAGGTGATTTAGTTACAGTAGAAGGAAGAATCAGTGTTAGAAATTATGAGAATCAACAAGGGCAAAAAGTTTACATTACTGAGATTGTAGCTTATAACGTGCAATTGCCACCTAAAAACGCTTCTAATGGGCAGAATTACAATCCTAATGTAAATACATACCAACAACCATATCAAGTGAATAACAACACTTACGGCGTTCAAAACACATATACGCAACCAAGCTTAACACAACAAATTGCGCAACAAGAATATAATGATGGAAGTGATTTAGATATTGCTTCAGATGATTTACCATTTTAGGAGGTGGTTTTAATAGAAATGAATTATGAAGAAAGGATTAAAGAGTTAATTTCTAAAAACAATAGACTTGGAAGGGCGAATATTAAGCTTAATCAGATTTTAAAAGAAAGAAATGAAACAATTAATAATCAAACACATGAAATTAATAAATTAAAGAATAAAGTTGGCGAATTAGAAGATAGATTAATAAGGATGTATACATCATGAGCACATATGAAGATATTAAGAGACACTTTTTGTGCGAATGTCAATCATACACATATTATGAGCAAAAGATAGCAGAGCTACAAAGGGATGAAGCTATTTATCCTTTAAAAGCCGAGCTATTCTTGGCTCATGCAGATTATGCAAGAAGAATGAATTATGTAAAAGATAAATTAAGCCAACTTGATGATACAACTCGTACAATGATTGAGTATAGATATATAAAGGGATTCAGTGCAGAAAAGACATCTAATATTGTAGGTTATGCTCGAGAAGAGATTCCAAGAAAAATAAATAAGAGCTTAAAGAAAGTGCTCACAATGTGAGCATTTTTTCATGTAATAATTGTTTTAGCAGGATAGAGCAGTAGTAGCTCACTAGTCTTATTAGCTAGAGGTCGAATGGTGCAAATCCTTCTCCTGCAACCATGATTACAAAGCCTATCAGTAAGTCCTTCCCAAATTAGATGTTAAATACCAACAATTGCATACAAGTAGGCTTTGATATATTACCGAGCGTTTGTCTCGGTTCTTTTAATAATAAGGAGGAGAATATGAATATTGTTGAAAAAAGATTAAATGAGCTAAAACCTTATGAGAATAACCCTAGAATCAATGATGGAGCGGTGAAATTTGTTAAAAATTCTATTGAGGAATTCGGTTTCAAAGTTCCTATTGTTATTGATAAAGATGGAGTTATTGTTGCAGGTCATACACGATATAAAGCTAGTCAAGAATTAGGCTTAGAAACTGTTCCTTGTGTGGTTGCAGATGATTTAACAGATGAGCAAGTAAAAGCATTTAGAATTGCAGATAATAAAACGGCAGAAAAAGCTTCGTGGGATTTAGACGCATTAAAAACAGAAATGGAAGAGCTTGAAGAGATTGACGGAATCGATATGAGAGATTTCGGATTCGGCGATTTTGAGATTAGTGCATTAACTGAGGATATGGAAGCAGAAGGATATGATAACGAGCTTATGGATATGTTTAGTGAGCATTCTGAAGATATGTTAAAAAAGCAACGTGTAATCATTACATATGAAACAGAGGAAGAGCAACTATTCTTAGAGAAACTCTTGCAGGTAACTGAATTAAAAGTGTGCTACGACATCAAGGAATTAATGCATGAATAACATCTATTATGCAATAGCTAGTTACCATAGACCAAAATGTAAAACATATCACGCACTAAAAGAATGTGGGATTGAAGATGAAAGAATCGTTGTATGTTTAAATGATTCAAATGATTATAAAGCTTACAGGCAGAATTTAGGAAGCCGAGCGAGAATCATTTTAAGAGAAGGTATGTATGTATCATTCAATAGGAATACATGCCTAAATCAATTTGAAGATGGTTCAAAAATACTATTGTTAGATGATGATATAAGGAGCTTTCAAAAATGGCATGAATGTTCAGAAACTAAATGTGGGCGTTTAATAAATTTGACAAATAACTTTGAGCGTGAAGTTAAAAAGATATTTGATTTTATGCAAAAAAACGGAATCAATTATGCCGGTGTAATATCAACCGATAATAAAATGAACATTTCAAAGCTAAATAGGACAGGTGAACAATATTCATATAACACGCTTTTACAAGGCGGATTTAATTTCATTATAAAAAATAACAAGATTGCATATGATGAAAAAATGAAAATCTTAGATGATTATGAGTTATGTCTTAGATTAATAAGGCAAGGACAAATTATAGCACGCAATAACACCATTATTGCAAATAAAGCAAGAATGGGAAAAGAAAAAGGTGGATATTATGAAATATATAAAACTACAAACCTACAAAAGCAATATCTAAATTTATTGAAAAGAAAATATGATGACATGGTAACAATTAGAGGAAATAACTTAATTATTAAAAGAAAATGGAGGATATAAGGTGAATAAAATCAGTGAGACATATCAATCACCAAGATGGACAGGAGAAATTGCGGATTGCTCATTACCGGTAACATTTGATACATATTCCAACTGTTCATTTGGATGTGTTTATTGTTTTAGCCAATATCAAAGAGGTATTGGTGCAAGTAAAGAAGCATATCTTAATAAAGATGTGAAATGTATCAATGTTGAGAAATGCAAAAAGATTTTCAGTGGAGAAGATACAAAATCGCAATTCTATAAATACATTAAAGACAGACGTCCTATTCAATATGGTGGTTTATCAGACCAATTCGACGGATATGAAAAGAAATATGGTAAAACCTATGAAATGCTAAAATATTTGAAATCTATTAACTATCCTATCTGTTTTAGTACGAAATCGGCATGGGTATTTAACGACCCTAAATATCAAGAATTATTCAAAGGTGCAGACAATTGGAATGTTAAGTTTAGTATCATCACACTAGATGAAGAGGACGCGAGAAAAATCGAAGTAGGTGTTCCAAGTCCAAGAAAAAGACTTGAAGCAATGAAAAAATATACTGAACTATCAAAAGGTGGTGCAACTTTAAGATTGCGTCCGTTTATTGTAGGAGTATCAGATAAAACCTATCTAGATTTAATTAGAGAAGCCAAAAAGGCAGGAGCTACTGCGGTTACTACAGAGTTCTTTTGCTTAGAAATGCGCTCTATTAAACAAGCTAAGGAGCATTATGATGTGATTAGTGAATGTGCAGGGTTTGATATTGTAGATTTCTATAGAAAACATTCAAATGGAAGTGGATATTTAAGACTTAACAGAAAAGTAAAGGCTAAATACATTCAAAAGATGAAAGAGCTATGTGATGAATTAGGTATGCGATTCTATGTATCAGACGCACACTTTAAAGAATGCTCAAATAATTGTTGTTGTTGTGCATTAAATAAGAATTGGGATTACTCAAGAGGAAACTTTAGTGGAGCTTTACAAATTGCAAAGAAACATGGAAGAGTACATTGGAAAGATATTGAAAAGGATATGTACTTCTTAGACTTTGAGCGTAACAAAGCGGTTGGTTTCAATACAAATACATCAGAAGCTAGGGCGAAATATGCAGGAATGACAATGAAAGATTATCTGCATTATTTATGGAATTCACCAAAAGCAGGACAATCACCTTATAAGATTTTTGAAAAGGTTCTAAAGCCTGTAGGATTTGATGAAAATAATGACATCATTTACGAATATGATAATTCAGTAACATTCTTAAAAAGAACAGAGGAGATTACAGAACTTGAAACAGAAGAAGCAAGACATGTCTAGAGAAGAACATTTACGCCAAATGAAAAGCGTTGAAGAAGAATTAGAAAACACTACATCAGAATATAGAAAAAGAGACTTAAGAAAAAGATTACAAAGGCTTAAAAAGCAATTGAATCAATATGATTGTTATAGGGGGTATTAAAATAGCAGAGAAACACGCAGGAGGACGCCCAAGAATAAAGATTGATTATGAAGCAGTTGAAAAGCTTGCTTCTATTGGATGTACTCAAGAAGAAATTGCAGATTTCCTAGGATGTTCGGTAAGAACATTATTAAGAAATAGAAAGTTTTGTCAGACATATAAAAAAGGTATAAGCCACTCAAAAAGAAGTTTAAGACGTATGCAATTTGACAAAGCTTCAAAAGGGAATACGACCATGCTTATTTGGTTAGGTAAACAAATGCTTGGACAGACCGAAAAGGTTGAGCAAACAATGACACATGAGATTGAGGATTTAACACCTTTGGCAGATTTATTAAAATGATGACTAGAACGATTCCTTGGGGGAAATTTTCAGATAAACACAAGAACTATATTAAGACCGCCCTAAATTACAAACAAAGTGTAGCAGAAGGAGCGGTACGAAGTGGTAAAACGATTGACCACTGCATAATCTTTTCAATGTATTTAGAAACATGTGAAGATAAAATACATTTAGCGAGTGGTTCAAGCTTACCAAATGCGAAATTAAATATAGGTGATTGCAATGGTTTCGGCTTAGAGCATATCTTTCGTGGACGTTGTCGTTGGGGTAAATACAAATCAAACGAAGCACTATTTATTCAAACAAAGACAGGCGAAAAGATTGTTATATTCACAGGTGGTGGGAAGTCTGATTCATATAAGAGCATATTAGGTAACTCATATGGAGGATGGATTGCCACCGAAATAAATGAGCATTACGATTGTGAGGATTCTAGAACAAGCTTTATCAAGGTAGCAATGGCAAGACAGATTGCAAGTGTACATCCATTTACATTATGGGATTTAAACCCATCAAACCCAAACGCAGACATTTATAAGAATTACATAGATAAATTCATGGGGTTAGATTGGTACAGATATGAGCACTTCAACATTTTTGACAATGCTACAATGAGCCAAGAAAGAATCGAAGAAATCCAAAACAAATATGATATGAATTCAGTATGGTACAAGCGAGATATTCTAGGTGAAAGAATGGTTGCCGAAGGACTTGTATTCCCTTATTTTGCAAATGACTGCAAACCTTACCTATTCAAATATCAGAGTCTAAAAGAAAAGATGAAAGAAAAAGGAAAAAGGTTTAGTCATTTAATCATAGGTGTTGACTTTGGAGACAATGGCTCAAAGTATTCATGGCATTTAACAGGGTTCACAAATGATTGGGATTATATGTGGGCACTTGATGAAGGCGACATGGCAAAGTCAAATGCAATAGACGCAACAAAGTTCTGCAAAGCATTTGTAAGATTCTATAAGCGTTGTATTGAATGTTACGGATATGTAGAATGGATATTTCCGGACAGTGCTTCTAATACGTTGATAAACACGCTTAGAGCTTATTTTTACGCCGAAGGATTAGACGGAAGTATAATTGCACCAGTTAAGAAGAATGAGCTTACAGACCGTCCTATAACAGTTGATAGCTTACTTGTTACGGGAAGGTTAAAGATAGAGGAACATTGTAAGAATTTAATAAACGTATTGAGCGAATTAGTATGGGATGAAAAGAAAGACATTCCAAAAGATGAGAACGTAAACAATATCAATGATGATTGGGATTCGTTCTGCTATACATTTATCACACATAGTGGATATATAGATTTAAGGAGGTAAGAAATAGAAACATCTAACACACGTAGACCGTGGTTTCAAAACTACCTTAACGAAAGAGGGTATTATGTAGATACTAACGCAATTGAGATTATTGAATTGTGTAACAAGTGGTACACAAATACCGAAACAGAATTTCATACGGCATATACCTTGAACAATGAGGAATACACGCTAGACAAAACAGACTTCGCAAAGCGTTTATGCGAGGATGACGCAAACTTAATTGAAATCCTAGATATAAACGCTACAGAGGATAGCGTTACAAATGACATTATCTCAGACATTCTAACGAAGAATAGATTTGATGTAATGTACAGGAAACAAGTTGAGCAAATGTCTGCAAATGGTACGGTAGGAGCTTATGTGACGGTATCAAATGCCGAGATTTATGAAGATGGTACATTCAGTGGAGGAGAAATCAGAATCAACTATTGTGATTCAATGAATATCCTTCCATTAACTGTTATCAATGATGAAATTGTGGAAGTTGCTTTCGTTGGAGTAAATTATGAGAAGTTAAAAAAAGTATATGTGATGGTCATGTTCTTAAAAGGACAAGACGAAAGATACATTGCAGAAACACATTACTTCAAAGATACAGGCGAAGAAATAAAAGACCGTGCTCAGATTGTTCAATTAGATGTTGTAAAGCCGTTTGCAATTATGAGAAACGCAAAGGTAAACAACTTACAAATGCAAGGTTACGGCTTGCCGAAGATTTGGAGCGCAATTGCTCCATTGAAAACAATCGATTTAACAATGACAATGTGGAATCGTGATTTGTTGAAATCAGATAAAATCGTTCTTGTGAATGAAGCATTAATGCAGAAAGACGAGAATGGAAAGATTAAGATGAATCCACAAATGAAAAAGATATTCGTTCAGTTAGGTAGAGATAAGCTTCCGGAAGAAAAAGCTTTATGGCAAGAATACAATCCAACAGTTAGAACTCAAGAGGTTGTGCAATCGTTAGAAACTGCGTTAAGTATCTTATCAATGATGTTTGGATTCGGTACAAAAAAATACACGTTTGAAAGTGGAAGAATCGTAACGGCTACAGAATATATCGGCGAAAATCAAGACGCAATGAAAGAAGTAAATTCACAACGTAAAGAATCTACTGCATATATTCAAGATATCATTCAAGCAATAGCATACTTCTATGAATTAACACAAGGCAGAAAGCTTAATATCAATTCATTAGATATTGCAATTGATTATGACGATACATATATCGAGGATAAACAAAGTACCGCACAAGCGTTAAGAAATGACGCATTAACATTTGATATTCCAAGATTAAAAATCATGTACTTCATGAAACAATACGGCTTTACTGAAGAAGAAGCAACGGAGTTATTAAATGAAGAAATTCAAGATGATGGAGAGGGGGATGACGAAGAATAGCAACTACATATTTTCCATTTGTATCAAGAAATGGCGATAGATTAGTATTATATTACGCTTTTAGAAGATTATTCTCAAGCTACTTTACAAATGGCGTATTCGTAGATGATTCTAGTTCAGACCATTTAAGAGTTGAGAAAGCTCAAGGCTTAACACTTACAGTTAAGGCAGGACGAGCAAATATTAATGGAGCGTTCTATTGGCAGAAAGATGACGAAACCATCACACTAGAAAAGAATAGCGCTACTAAAAGCTACAATATTATTCTTAGATTGAATGATAATGACGCATACAGAAACATTACCTTAGTAGCAAGTGATATTAATGATGGAATCACAAGAAGTGATTCTATTTACGATTTAGTATTAGCTACGGTAACGGTGACAGGAAACGCAAGCGAAGTTAAAGGTTCAGATATTACTGATACAAGATTAGATTCTACACGTTGTGGAGCAGTTACAAGCGCTATTAAGAGCGTACAATCGTTGGATTTATTCACTCAAGTTACTGAGTTATTCAAAGAAATTAAAACTCAGAATGAATCTGAAATGAATGCGAATAGAACAGAGTTCAATGATTGGTTTGAAACTGTAAAAGATACGTTAGACGCAAATACGGCAGGAAAGCTATCGAACAGAATTTCCAATATTGAAAAGATGATTATGGAGAATCATTTCACTACAATTCTATTAACAGAAGATGGAACATTAGTGGATGAGAATGGTCATGAGATTCTAGCAGATTGGGCGTATGAAGTTGATAAAGGTGAAGTAGGTAAAGATTGGACTTACAAGGTGAAATCATGAGACAAGGAACTACGCCAACAATTCAAATCACAATAAATGATATTGATTTAAATGAAATGCAGAATATCTATGTGGTATTTGAACAGAACGGATATATCTTGAAAAAAGAATCAAGTGATTTAGACATTGAAGGAAATACTATTTCAGTGTTGTTAAGCCAAGAAGAAACGCTCAATTTCAAAGAGGGAACTTGTAACATTCAATTAAGAATGATTACAAAAGGCGGAGTTGCTATTGCTTCTCCTATCAAGACAACAAAGGTATATAGAGTATTGAATAAGGAAGTGATTACATGATTCTAATGAAAGATATTCAAATGAATATAGAGGATGAATCAGACAAGCTTCAAATTGAAATCAATGAAGATAAAGAAACATTAACTTTAGGCTTAGATGAGAAGTTTGTTGAAGGTACAAGTGATTACAACAAGCTAAAGAACAAGCCTAAATTAAATGGTAATGAAATCATTGGAGAGGTTGAAGAAATAGACCCAACAGTTCCAACGTGGGCTAAAGCAGAAACAAGACCGGTATATACTCCGGAAGATATTGGAGCTATGGCAGAAGGTTCTGTGACATCTGTATCAACAACCGAACTAGATGAATTATGGAATAGTCTATAGGAGGAAAAAGAATAGCTATTGAATATTTAGATAAGAGTGGACTAACGCTCTTGATTAGCAAAATTAAATCTGCATTGGGTGGGAAAGTTGATGTTGTAAGTGGTAAAGGCTTATCAACAAATGACTACACAAGCGCAGAAAAGCAAAAGTTAAGTGGTATCGCAAGTGGTGCTCAAGCGAATGTGATTGAGTCTGTAAAGGTAAATGGTACGAAATTAACGCCAAGCTCAAAAGCCGTAGATATTTCAGTACCTACAAAAACTTCACAACTTACAAACGATAGTGGATATCAGACAAAAGCAAATGTAGACTCGATTGTTACAGGTAAAGGATATCAAACGCAATCACAAGTACAATCATTGATTAATTCGGCAGTCGGTAACATTACATCTATTAGATATGAAAAGGTAACTAGCTTACCTTCTACAGGTTCAAATGGTGTGATTTATTTGGTAGCACATTCACACGGCACGCAAGATATTTATGATGAGTATATTTGGCTTTCAGAGACAAAGACATATGAAAAGATTGGTAATACAGACATTGATTTATCTGCGTATGTTAAGAAATCAGAATTAACGGCGATTACAACAAACGATTTAAACACAATGTGGGGTTAGCATATGTCCTTCGTATTCAAAGACAAAGCTTCTATTCAGTGGCTTGTCTCGAAAATAAAGTCTGTAACCACATCACATAACGCATTGAATCAAATGGTGATGAATAATCACTTTACCACGAATTTGAACGCAACAAGCACTCAAGATTTGGTTGATGAAAAGGGAAATACAATCCTAGCCGATTGGTCTTACGAGGTCGCAAGTGGAGAAGTCGGTAAGGATTGGAAATATAAAATCAAGGAGGAATAACATGGCAGGAAAACAAGTAACAGAATTAGACGCATTGCCTAGCTTTACAGATAATAGCCTATTGCCTGTACACAATGGCGCAGGATTAAAAAAAGGTTTATTATCAAAACTTGTAGAGTATCTAGGAACTAAATTTAGCAATCCGAATTTATTGATTAATCCGGATTTTAAAGTAAATCAACGTGGGTTTACAACGTACAGTGAAAATAATTATTCATTTGATAGATGGAAAATTTATAATACAACAGTAAAGCAATTAGATAATGGGATAAGCTATAAAGGTGGAAGCGCAACAACTAACTCTCTAGGAAATTTAGAGAATTATATAAGCCAAATCTTGGAGACTGAATTAAATGAGGAATTTACAATTTCGATAAAGGTATCTTCTATTGTAGGTTCGTTTAGACTTGAAGCTATGAAAGAAGGAGGAGATAGTCTTCATGGTAAAGACGCTCTCATTGGGAAAAAAGAAATCACAACAAATGGAATCCATACGTTAACGCTTGACGGTTCAAATGCACCATTAAGTATCATCAGATTTGGTACTACATCACAGAATGGAGCTTGTACAATTGAATGGGTTAAATTGGAAAAAGGTAAACACGCTACTGCTTTTATCCATCCAATCTATAGTGAAGAATATCAAAAATGTATGTGGTATTTTCAACCAATTACCGGAGCTAGAAGTGGTTTTTTTTCAGACAGTAAAATTTACCTTAATATTCCGGAGGCTAATTCAATGAGAATTTCCAAACCATCCGTAGATTCAAGTAATATAACTTTAGAAGGATGGATTTATACAGGAGCAAGCACAGACGCTATCAATTTAGAACGTCAAGATATTACTAATGCAAGCGTAGACAGTTACAAAGAGTTAGCATTAACACCTTCAAGCGCATTGCTAAGTAAATTAACTCAACGTGGAGGGTCGACTATTAGTTATGTAATTAAAGTAGGCGGTGGAATTAATCTAGACGCAGAAATTTATGATGATGAATAGGAGTAATAGACATGGTAAAAGTATATATTAATAAAGATTCAGAAAATAACATTACATCTATTAATTCAGAAATCTTCTTATCAGAAGAAGAAATGTCAACTATGACAGAGATTGACAAAGGGCAAGGAGATAAATATGCCCATGCTCAAGGTCTATATCTAGAAAACGGATTAGTTGATAAATACGGAAGATATAACTACAAATATGTAGAAGGTAAAGTGATTGAGGTTGCAGAAGGAGACAAACCTACAATTGAAGAACCAAAAGCAGTACCGACTGAGCAAGAAAAGATTAACGCACAATTAATGTTACAAATCGCTCAATTAAAAGCTCAGATGAATGGGGTGAAGTAGTATGAGTTATGAATTAATCAAATCGTATTATGAATTAGGCTTATTTACAAAGAGCGATTTAGAAATGTTTGCTTCTATCGGTTGGATTACAGAAGCTCAGAGAAAAGAACTAATTAAATAGGCATTAAAAGCGTTTTAAAGGGCATTTAAGCCCTTTTTCTATAGGGGGTGTATATAAATGTTAAGCGAAGAAGAACAAAGGGAACAAAAACGTGAAAAAAGGCAAGAGCAGAGGAAACAAGAACGCTTACAAAAGCAAATTGAGAAAAGAAGAAAGCTTGAAGAAAGAGAAAGAAAAAGTGTAAAGCGTGCTAGTGTATTTGAATTAGGAATGATGATATTCGTATCTAATAAAATTCGTGAAGTTTTAGAAAAAGCCACCGAAGAAAACGCAAAATTTAATGAGATATTGGCAAAATCACTCGTAGATTTGCGTAAATTTACGAAAAAAGAATCAAAAAGCCTAAAAAAAGATGTAATCAATGAATCTAAAAAGGATTTTGAAGAAAATAAGAATGGAACATTAGAATTAATTCAAGAATCAACTAAAAAAAAGATGGATGGAAGCCTTGCAAAACATATTGCGTATGTGAATCCACAAAAGGACACTGCAAAGCGTTGGAAGAAATATATCAAATCAAACGCAAACACGTATGCAATCGGTAAAGATAAACTACCGGTATTCTTTACAAAGGTAGTTCAAGAAGAAGTTAAAAATGTAGTAGGTGGTAAATGCACAATTGATGATTCATGTAGAAAAGCAATTTCTAAATTGGCAAATAGTGGCGTAAAGATTGTTGAATATGATACAGGCGTAAAGCGAAATGTGGATGTGTGGGTAAGGCAACAAATGCAGTACGCAGAAAAGGAATCATCACAAGAAATTAACAATAAATGTGCTAAAGATTTGGGAGTTACTGTATTTGAGTTTGACGCTCACGCAAACGCAAGACCCACTCATAAGAAGTGGCAAGGGAAGCGATATGATACGCAAGGGAAACTATATCCTAGCTTGTTTCAGTTGACGCATGGAGAAGAAAAAGATTATGGATGTAGACACTTTGCACAACCTGTATGGGATGTTGATATGCCTTATGCCTACACAAAAGAGCAGTTAAAGAATATTGATACAAAGCCTTTCACATTCCAAGGGAAAAAATATGAAGGATATGAAGCTAGGCAGTATCAAAGAGAATTAGAAAGAAACATCAGAGCATTAAAGAGGGAAGTAATCTTATTGGACAATCAAGGATTAAGCAGTACAGAATCCAAAATCAAGCTAAAACACGCAAATGCAATGTATAAAGCTTTCAGTTCTGAAATGGGAGACAGAGTTCACAACGATAGGCTTAGAATCGGCTAAAAACGCTCACATTGTGAGCTATTATTCAATATAAAATATAGTTAGCCAAAACCATACCGGAGAAGATTCGGTTTATAAAAGACTTTAGGAGGGCAAAATGAAAAACATTATTGAAATTTTAAAAGAATCAAACATTGAATTAACCAAGGAACAAGAGGAATCGATTACAAAGCTAGTAAATGACAACTACAAGACGATTGCAGAGTTCGACAAGCAAAAAGAAAAGCTATCTTTAGCAGAGAACAACGCAAAGGAAATTCAAACAAAGTTTGATAATTTCAAGAAAAGCTATGATGGGGTTGATGTAGAAGAGTTAAAAAATAAAATCAATACATTGACGAATGATATTGATACTCAAAAGACTACATACGAAACTCAGATTAGCAAAATGAATCTTGATTCTGTATTAAGCGCAAAAGCTAAAGAATACGGATGTAAAGATTTCGATTTAGCAAAATCACAATTCAACTATGATGATTTACTAAATTCAAAAGACCAAACAAATGACATTGACAAAGCTTTCAAAACTTTGAAAGAGAATAAGCCAATCTTATTTGGAGAAGAACAGAAAGGACCTACTGCAACAGGAAATATCGTTGGAAGCAGTGGGCAAGGAGAAAACCCAAACGCCGAAGATTTATTGTTACGACAAGCAATGGGTTTAACTACAGAAAAGAAATAAGGAGGATTTAATTAATACCAAATGAAATTGCATTAGCTAAAACGTATGTCTCAAATTTGGATGAGGTATATAAGTTAGCTTCAGTTACAGGTGATTTAAACGCAGACGCTACAATGGTACGAGCAGGAGCAAACGCAAAAGAAATCATTTATCCACAAATTTCTGTTAAAGGTTTAGGAAACTACGATAGAAACAGTGGTTATACAGGTAACTCAGTTAAGTTAGAATGGAAAACTGCTACATTCGACTATGACCGAGGAACTAAAATCTCAGTTGATACACAAGATAACGCAGAATCAATGAATATTGCGTTTGGCATGGCAGGAGCGGAGTTAATGCGTACAAAGGTTGCACCGGAAGCAGACGCTTACACATTCGCTAAGATTGCCGGAACAACAGGAATCACAAAGGTTTCAGAAGATTATACAGGTGCAGAAGAGTTCTTGAGCGCATTATTAACGGCTATCACTAAAATGGATGAGGATGAAGTTCCTAGCGAACAACGTATCTTGTATTCAACACCAACATTATTAAATAGCGTTAAGGCGTTGGACACTTACAAATCTCGTGAAGCTTTACAAGGATTTGCAAAAGTTGTTCCTGTACCCGCAAGTCGTTTTTACACAAAAATCAAATTGTTGAGTGGAAAAGATACAGAGTTAGATGGCGGATACGAAAAAGCGGAGGATGGACACGTAATCAACTTCTTGATTGTTCATAAACCTGCCGTCATGAAATGGGATAAACACACCGTTTCAAATGTAATTCCGGCAAGAAATAACATTGAATCAGATTCAGATGTATTAAAATATCGTAAATATGGAATCGTCGATGTATACCAAAATAAGGTAGCAGGTATTTACTTATCTGCTAGTGCTAAGTAATGGCGAAAGAAATCGGATGGGGTTATCCTTCTAAAGTTGAAAAGCCTAAAAAAGGTAAACCTCAAACAAAAAAAGAGGAAGCTAAACCTCAAAAAGAAAAATAGCATAAAAAGGGGGTTGTAAAATGAACAACATTTTAGATTGGGAATATTACAATTCCCATTTTCCTAAATTTGATGAAAGCCAATTCAATCAGTATTCTTACAAAGCAGAAGCAATGGTATTGAAGTATGTGAATGTTGATTCTATTAACGAACAGAACGAAGATACTTTAAAAGATTGTATTTGCGATGTATTAAACAATGTAATCTTTCAAGATTCAATTGATGGCGTATCAAGTATCTCAAATGGTGGATATTCCAAAAGTTTTATAAACACTACACACTCGGATAAAAGGAACATGCTTGAGGATATCATAGCCTTTTGGTTAGGTGATACAGATTTAATGAAAGAAAGATGGATTGCATTATGATAGGATTCTTTGAAGATTCAATCACGCTTGTAAATCACTACTATGACACATTGACAAGAGAAGATAGATTTCAAGCTTCTATACTTGATAAATGTATGTGGAGACAATCTACTGTTAGAACTGCAAATGGTAATATTCTTAGCATAGCCACATCCACAAATATTACCATTCTATATCGTGATGGATATGTTGAACCGTACGCATATGCAAAGCTTTCAAATGATGATAAACAAAAGCACTTCACATTAAATACAGATAAAACAGATTTTGTATTCTTTGGAGAGGTCAAAGAAGATTTATCTAACATCAAGGCAATAAATGAAGCTAAAAAGAAATACAAATGGACAACGATTCAAAGCGTAACAGATTGTACGAATGTCGATATGTTGAAGCATTGGGAGGTTGTCGGTCAATAGGAATGAAAGTCAAACTTGATGTTGAATCAATTCCCCAAATTAAGCAATCAAGAGGACTTGAAGAACGTGGACGAGTTCAACAAATGATTGATTCTGAAGTCATTAGGCTTATGACCACCTATACGCCTAGAGACACAGGAGCATTGATTAACTCTGCTACACGATTAACACAAATTGGTAGTGGATTAGTAAAACAAGGTGGACCAAGCGCCCCTTATGCAAGACGTTGGTATTACAACAAAGAGAATGCTCATTTCGTTGGTGGTAAATCAGACCATTGGTTTAAAAAAGCTATGCGAAATGGTGGAACAGAGACACTCTTAAAGAAAGCGCAAAAAATGATAGGAGGTAGTGAATGACAGTATCAAAAGCGTTGATTCAATGGCTATATGGCTACGGAAATATACAGATAGATGAACGTATTGAAACGGATGTTTTAGCGCAACAAGCTATCTCTTATGCGTTGTATAAAGAACCTAACGCAATTGTAAATACATACATTGATGGTTCTCAAATGCGTACTGAATACTACACGTTTTTAGCACGCAGGAATACACAAATTGAATCAGAAAGACAAGATAACAATGTTTTTCTAGAAGAATTAGAAAATTGGATTGACGAAAAGAATTTAAGCGGAGAATTACCACAACTAGACGGAAACAGACATTGTGATGATGTTTCCGTTTCAAGTGGTTTATATCTATACACAAATGAGGATAATCAAGCAGTATATGCATTGACTATTCAAATTAAATACAGAAAGGAGCTTAATTAATAGCAACTCAAGGAACTGAAGTAACTACAGGACAAACAGTCAAGAAGTATATGATTGGATTGTTCTTACAAATGGGAGAAGGTTACAAGCGAATTAAAAAGTCTACAACTTTAGATATTTCATTCAATAGTGAAACTGAAACGTATGACTTTATCGCAGATAAGAACCCAACAGAATCATTAAAGAGTTATTCACCTCAGATTTCGCAAGATTTAACAATGATTAAAGGCGAAGATGATTTTGAATACATTTACGAACAAATGATGAAATCCGTACCAAACAACGAAGAAGTAAATACAAAAGCTTTACTTGTATTTATGTTTGACGGAGACAAAACTAAAGGCTATAAAGCGTGGGAAGTTGACGCTAAATTAATTTTCGACACATTAAGTGGTGTTGATTCAAAAATCAACTTCAACATTAACTTTGCAAGCGACATTCGTGTCGGTACTGCAAGGGTAGCAGATGGAGCAGTAACATTTACAGAAGGCACATCAGAAGTATAAAGAAAGAAGAGGTAAATCATGAATAAAATCACGTATGAAGGGAAACAGTATGAAATCCCACCTAAAACAATTGAAGTATTAAAAGCAGAGGACGCTTGTAATGCATTTCACAATACGCATGAAGAAGCATATCGAGCAAAATTCGACTATCTGAAAACAGTATTAACAGATGAACAAATTGAAAGCATGTTAGGAAGTGCAGACTTTGAACAAGTTGATTTGATGGAAGTATTGTATATTGTCAATTTGATTGATGATGAATATTCAAAGAAAACGGTTGAACAGTTAGAAAAGAAATTAAAAACAACATTCGGAACAAATGGAATGAAGCAATTTCTTGACGCAAGCAAAACTGTTTCTAGCATTTCGGCGAAGAAATGATTGATTTACGCATAAAAGGCTTGCCAAATAGCATACAATCGCTAGATGGCGAGCCTATTTTATTAAATACAGACTTTCGGTTGTGGATAAGATTCTATGAAGAACTAGAAAGATTTAATAATCATATCATTGATGAAGTGGATTGTTCTTATTTATTCGCAGATGAACCACCTATCATAGATGAGCATATTTTAAAAGAGTTAGAACGATTCCTATATAACCCTTCTAGTACGCCTAGAAGTGATTCTACAGGCGTTAAGACATTAGACTATGTGCAAGATGGGGAATATATTTATTCGGCATTTATGCAACTTTACGGCATTGATTTAACTGAATGTGATATGCATTGGCATAAGTTTCTAGCATTAGCAAATAATATTGTTGGTGATTCTACATTGTGGGGATATGCAAAGAGTGTTAGAGGATATGAAAAGCCTTCAAAAAATGATACACAAGATAAAGCATATCAAAGAGCAAAAGAAGCGTGGTCTTTCCCAATCGAGTTAACAATAGAGGAGCAAGAAATGAAAGATGAATTCGATTCATATTTTGATGTTTAGAAAAGGAGGTGGCAAATTGAATATCAGACGGAACATTAAAGTTTGATACAAAGATTGATACAAGTGGTCTAGAGAATGGACTGAAATCCGTTCATGAAGTCACAAGTGGAGCTACAAATGCTATCAAAGAAACTTCAAAAGCAATCGACAAGCTAGGTTCTGATGGTTCAAAAGCACCACCAAAGATTAAAGATAAACTTAAAGATTTAAACGAAGAGCAAAAGAATACACAAACAGAAACGCAAGAAACAGGTTCTAAATTTGATGTATTTAAACAAGTAGGAAACAGTGCCTTAGAATCAATTCAAGGTGGATTTGATGGACTATTAGGAAAGATTCAGAATATTAGTCCGGAAGCTACTGCAATCACTGAAACCCTAACAGGATTAGGCGTAGGAGGTGTTGTTGGTGTTACTGCCGTAGCAGGAGCTATCGGTGGAATGGCATTAGCAATTAAGACAGGTGTAAATCAAGCTACTGAATTAGATGACGCTATGGCTAAATTTCAAGCTCAAACAGGTGCTTCAAGCAATGAAATGAGCAAATTTAAAAACATTGCTCGTGATGTTTGGTCAAATAATTTCGGTGAAGATGTTTCAGATGTTGCCGATATGATGGGCAGAGTCAAGCAACAAATGCAAGGCATAAGTGATGTTGACCTAAAGAACGTGACCGAGGATTTATTAACTTTAAGAGACACATTCGATATGGATGAGAATGAAACTCTTAGAGGTGCTCAACAATTAATGAAGCAGTTCGGAATCACTTCTAAAGAAGCGTTTGACCTTATGGCTACAGGTGCTCAGAATGGTTTGAATAAGTCGGATGAGTTAGGCGACAACATTTCAGAATACTCCGGTAAATTCGCACAAGCAGGATATTCGGCAGATGAATATTTCCAATTAATGCAGAATGGTTTAGACGGTGGAGCTTATAACCTTGACAAAGTGAACGACGCAATTAACGAAGTTACAACAAGATTAGTTGATGGAACTATTGAAGGAGCGTTGGATAGTTTTGATACCAAGACGCAAGATGTTTTTAAGGCTTGGCAAGAAGGAAGAGCAACTCAAAAAGATGTTGTAAATGCGATTGTAGAAGATATTTCAAAGACTACAAATGAACAAGAAAAGTTGAATAAATCGGCAACGGCTTTCGGTACAATGGGAGAAGATTTCAACGCCGGATTCATTCAGTCCTTAACGACAGTAGGGAATAAATATAAAGATGTAGAAGGTGCAATGGATAAAGTTAAAGAAATTGCAAATGGTGGCTTAAAGAATGCTTTAAGTGGCTTAGGACGTGCATTTCTTGATTCATTTACTCCAATAGGCGAACTTATTACCCCTATTCTTGCAGGTATCATCGGATTAATTACAGTAGCTATACAAGGTATTCAACAAGGATTTGCTAAAGTTGGTGATGTAATTTCAAATGTATTAAGCAAGATTGATACAAGTGGAATTACAGAATTGACAAGTCAAGTTTCAGAGGTGTTAGCTCCTGCTTTTGATGAGGTCAGAAAAGCGATTGATGAAATGAAAGTTGCACTTGAACCTATTGCAAAAGAAATTTTAAGCAAGATAGGCAGTGCAATTCAAAATGTAGTAAACCAAGCTCAAAAGGTTCTTAGCGTAGTAGGACCACCAATTCTAGCAATTATTAAGAAGATTATTCAAACAGTTATCGGCATGATTCCTGTAATAACATCTATCCTTCAAATTGTGGGAAGTGTGGTAAGTGGAATCATTTCATTCATAAATACGGTTGTGACGTATGTCGGAACTGCAATTGCAACAATACTAGGCTTTATCATGCCTATTGTTCAAATTGTAGCTACAATTGTAGCGAATATTTGGTCTGTAATATTAACGGTTGCTCAGAATATTTGGAGCAAAGTTAGCGAAGTAGTTACTGCTATTATTGGATTCGTAAGCAATTTATTTAAGACGGTTTCGGACATCATAAACAATATTTGGAGTAAGATTCAAGATTCCATGAACAAGGTAAGAGACAAGGTTCAAGGTGTTATTGATAATATCAATAAATATTTCAATAATGTTAAGAGTACTGTTTCTGATGTATTTAATGGCATTTGGTCTAAAGTTCAAGGCGTAATGGATAATGTAGGGAATAAAATTTCAAATGTCCTACAAGGCATACAAAATGCATGGAGCGGTTTAAAAGGATTTGTAGGTGGTGTATTTGGCGGAATTGAAGGAGCAGTTAGTTCATTAGTTGGAAGTGTAAAAGGAATGGTAAATGGAGTTATCGGTGGCATTAACGGCGCAATCGGTATCATCAATAAGATTCCCGGAGTGCACATTGGAAGGATTCCAAGATTAGAACGTGGTGGTGTATTGAAGCGTGGTCAAATCGGTTTATTAGAAGGTAATGGGGCAGAAGCAGTCGTACCTTTAGAAAAAAATAAAGCGTGGATTCGTGCCGTAGCTAAAGATATGGCTCAAATCATGCCAAGCGTAACGACAAATAACAATGGACAAACTATCAACTTCTACAATAAAGCGCAAAGTCCGGATGAAATCGCTAGAATGTTACGAATGCAAGCAAGATATGGATATGGAGGTGTAGTTCAATAGATATCAATAAAGTAAGAGTTATTGTCCGTAGGGATGATGGCAAAGAATTTGAAATCGACAACAAAAGATGGAGAATACCATCTAGTGACGGATTAGATGGATTTGATTATGTAGCACCTTCGTATACTACCCAAGACAATGCATTCGGAAATGGTGCTAGATTAATCGGTTCACGTATTCCAACGAAAGAAAGAAGCGTGAAATCTACCTTTAAAGGTTCACTAGAAGAAAAAAGAGAAGAAAGGGAGAAGCTACGGCGCTTCTTCCAATATTCTCATATATTTGATGTGATAGTTGAGTACATGAGAGAAAAGAAATATTGTAGAGGTCGTTTATATGCGTATAGCTTGCCTACAGTTAACATCTACAAAGATTTAGAGCTTAACTTTACAATTCTATGCACACAACCTTTATTGCTTTCATTTGATGATTTCGCAAGGAATATCGCAGAAATTGGTGAAGGTTTAGCGTTCAATTTTGAAATACCGGAAACAGGCGTAAACTTTGGAACATTTACATTCGCTAGAGAAATCTATATTGATAATCAAGGCGACACAGAAACATATTGCAGAGCCGTTATTGAAGCGTTTGGAGATGTTACAAATCCGAAACTATTCAACAAAGATAAATATATTCGTGTATTAGATACGCTACACAATGGTGATGTGTTAGAAATTGATTTAGTTTCTGAGCCTATATCAATCAAAAAGAATGGTGTGAATTGTATCGGAAAAGTTGATAGAACATCATCATTCAATGATATGACGATTCAGTTGGGTGAGAATATCATAGGATATACGGCAGACAATGGAGATACGAACCTAGCTTGTACGGTTTACTACAATGAAAGGTATTTAGGTTTATAGTATGTCTTATTTTGGATTAGATAAAGATTTCAATATCGTTACACATCTAGCACCTTATAATGTGCAGTGGAATCGGCGATATTATGAAACAGGAGATTTCGAGATTTATATTGATATAGGGCAGTATTCGAGCAATATCAAATATATTTATTCAACTGAGGATAAAGAGTTAGGAATTGTAGAAATACCGCATTATTCCGTTTCAAACAACACGAAACAAATGCTATTAAAAGGTTCTTTCTTTGAAAAGATTCTAGCAGATGATTGTATTTATCCTACATTCTCAAGTAGCGGAAAAATTGTTGATGTGGTCAAAAAGCTATTAGACAAGTATTGCTCATGGAAAATGGGATATAGATATGATGAATCCATCACAGATAGAGTAGACTTTCAAGAAACAGGAGAGAACCTAGATAAGAAGTTATATGAGTTACTCTATCCGTTAGAATTGTCTTTCCGTATAGAATATGACTATGTATCAAGTACGTTCACATTCGTGTTGTATCGAGGGCGTGATTTAACTCAGAACAATGTAGATGGAAACAACTTTGTTACATTCTCTACAGAGTTTGGAAACATTGAAGAACCGGATGTAATGATTGACTCAAGTAAATACAAGAACTATGCAATCATTTGTGGCGAAGGACAGTCAGAAGAGCGTATATACGTTGAATATGACGCTAGAATAGATAAGAATGAAAGAATCAAAAAGTTATTCGTAGACGCACGTTCTGAGCGTATGATGGATGATGTGACACTTGATGAATATAAAAAGGTGCTTATTCAGAAAGGAATTGAAAAACTAGCGGATTGTCAAATTCAAGAAAATGTGAATTTTGGATTGAATACTGATTCATACGAATACAAGGTTGATTTTGATTTAGGTGATAAAGTTGATGTTATAGTAGCAGATATTGGACTAGTAATGACTGCGAGAATTAGAAATATATTTGAAGTCATTAAAAGTGGATATAGAACCTTAGAATTAGAGGTTGATAATTTAAAAATCATGTAAGGAGTGAATTTAATAGAAAAGAAAAATGGAGGATTTAAACAAATAGCAAGAAGTATGTTTTTTCTAGATAAGATTAATGCAATGTGTGGTGTTGCCGTAGCCGTATTAACATACGTATTAGGTGAACATTGGTATTTATTCGCATTCTTCTTATTTATGAATGTAGTGGATTATATTACAGGATGCATGAAATCGGCTATCGCTCATAAAATCAATAGCAACAAAGGTTGGACAGGTGTTTTAAAAAAGTTAGGCTATTGGATTATGATTGTGGTTGCGTTCACATTCAGTGCGTTTCTAGTAGAAGTAGGAGAAATTCTAGGAATTGATTTCCATGTATCTACATTGCTAGGTTGGTTTGTGTTAGCTTCGCTATGTATTAATGAATCTCGTAGCGTTATGGAGAATTTATTACAATGTGGTTACAATGTACCAAAAGCATTAACTAAAGGATTAGAAGTAGCAGATAAACTCGTTAACGAAGAACAAGAAAATGACGAATCAAGTACCCTGGAATAAGATTATTCTTGAAGAATTTATTAATCTAGCTTTATTAACTAAAGATGAAGAAATGATTTTAAGAACTAGAATATACGGATGGACAGTCAGAGAACAAGCCGATAGATTGAATATGAGTGTTTCTAGTGTGAATAGAATCATCAAAAGAATAAAGAACAAGTATGATGAAGTAGAGAAGTATAGCGCAGTCCTACCACCAAGAAAAAGCAGTGAAAAAGAAATGTATCTAGATAAGAATTAAGAGGTTGAAAAGCCTCTTTTTTTTGACATTTATCTGATATTAATGTGAAAACAAACTGAGACTGCCTATGAATATAATTAGGAGTGTAAAGAGGTGAGCGAAATGTATAATCCAATTAATGACAGAATTAACAATTTAATGAATCAAAAGCAAATGATTGAATCACAGTTACAAAACATTCAACAGTTAGCAAATATTCCGCCTATTAATATTAACAACCAAATCACGCCTAACGTGGGATTAAATGATTTTAATGGTAAGTGGGTCAATAATGAACAAGAAGCAAGGAATATGATGGTGAATAGTTTGCCTAGTATTATGCTAGATAGAAATGATTCAGTATTCTATATGAAGTCTTTAGACGGCAGTTTCAAAAAATACAGATTCCAAGAAGAAACAGAGCCAAAGAAAGACAACATAGAACAACGCTTAGACAAGCTAGAAGCTATGATATTAGGTCTAACAAACGGAAGTAATATAAATACAAAGGCAGAGAAAGAAACGCCTAGAAAGGAGCTTAAAGCGTGAATCCTTTAATGAATATGATGAACCCTCAACAAATGTTGATGGGTATGTTGCAACAAAGAAACCCACAAGCATTTAATCAATTACAACAATTAATGCAGAGTGGGCAGAATCCCCAAGTATTGCTAAGTAATATGATGGGGAATTTAACGCCACAACAGAAGCAACAGTTTGAAAATGTGGCTAGTCAATATGGGCTAAAACGCTAATTGCGTTGAAAGGAGGAAATATAAATGGAAAGCATGAATGGTATTCAACCAATGTACGATTTAGCAGACAGAAACAACAATGAATTTGGTGGAGGATATTGGATTTGGATTATCCTTTTATTCTTACTTTTTGGTGGAAATTGGGGTAACAATGGCAACTTGCAGAATGATGAATTAATGAATCAAGAATTTATTAAGCGTGATTTATTCAACACAAATCAGAATGTATCTAGCCAAGGTTTCCAAAATTCAAGAGACATTTTAGAAAGCCGATACACGACACAATTAGGTTTGCAGAATCTAGGTCAACAGAACCAAGAATGTTGTTGTGCGACTCAAAGAGCGATTGATGGTGTAAATACACAGAGCTTCAAGAATACGTGTGATATTACCACTGCGATTCACTCAGAAGGCGAAGCAACAAGAGCATTGATTAATGCTAACACAATGCAAGAGTTGCGTGATAAATTAGCAGACAGAGACCGAGATTTATTGACTGCAAACTTCCAATTAAGTCAACAGGCACAATCTGCTAATATCATTAACACATTGCAACCAACGCCAAAACCTGCATATCTTACTTGCTCACCTTATTATGCGTATAATATGACAGGTTGTGGATGTAACCAAATCTAGCTCGAAAGAGATTAGGCAATAGCCTTTGGATTATAGGGTAGTCGAAAGGCTACCCATTTATTTTATAGGAGGAAAAGAAAAATGATTAATAGTATAGCAACGGCAGTACAGACAGTAGCAAACGGACAAAATGTATTATTTCCAACGGACAGAGTAAGAACTAAATCCTGCCAATGTGCATGTAAAGGTTGGCTTGCTCATGATGTAGGTAGTGGACTATTTACATTAACAAAACAAGGAATTTATGAAGTAGAATATACGGCAGACATCACAAGTGCAACAGTAGGAGTCGCTTCTTTAGAGTTAGAACAGAATGGAGAAATTGTAGGCGGAACACAATCTTTATATAATGTAGCTACTGCAAGTGCATACGGAAATGTAAGTGGGGCTACATTGATTCAAGTACCTTGTGGAGCTTCTTACACAATTACATTAGGAAATAACAGTGGCTTAGATTTATCTGTTCAGAATGCAAATATCATCATTAAGAAATTAGCGTAGGTGTATCATGCAAGAGGTTAGAAAAAGGAATCTAGACCTCTTAACGGAAGCAATGAGAGGACTAGAAAGAGGATACAATGATTTAGATTTTAAAGTCATGAGCCAAGCCTTAGACAACATCAAAGACATTGATACAATATTGGCTATGAGTGATGGAAGAACTGCTATAAACGCATTGAAAACAAATGATACGGATATTGAAGGGACAGAAATTGATGATAATATTGCATTGATGAATAGCCATTTTAGAAAATACATAGAAGCAAAAAAAGAATATCGAAAAGATAACAATGAAATTGATAAACGAACATCTATTCGTGAGTTAGAAGCTTTTTTGAGCGCTATGTATGGAATCTTAGAAGAAATGAAAACGTCTAGCGACTTTCAAGAAGAAAGAGAAATGGTAAGAGATAAATTAAGAGAAATGTTCTCTGTATATCAGTGATAAAAAACCTCTTTTATGTGCTATAATTAGTACATAAAGGAGGATTTTTTTTAATAAATTATCAAAGTTTTAAAGAAGCCGTATTAGGCAAAGCATTCGACATTGACGGATATTATGGTGCGCAGTGTTGGGACGGATTCACAAAGTACATGATTGATTTAGGATATAAGGCTATCCATTGTACAACAAGCAAATTTGTAAAAGACATTTGGAACAATCGAAAAACAAATGGTATCTTGAATTACTGTAATGAAGTCTCAATTATGCAACCGGGAGACATTGCGGTATTTAAAGAAGTAGCAGGATGGACTCCATACTCACATATCGCAATCTTTGATTCTGATATTGACGGAAAGCAAGGATGGTTCTTGGGTCAAAATCAAGGTGGAAAAGGTGGAGCATTCAATTTAATTAAATTGCCTTATTATGCAACATTTGATACTGCGTTTAGACCTAAATGTTTCGCAAACACAGGAGCAGTTAAACCAAGCATTCCACAACCTGTAGAAGCAATTGACCAAATCTTGCACGCAGGAAGCTACGTAACATCAGTTCAAATGAAGATTGGCAATCAAGGATTGAAACAAATCAATGGCGATTTATGCGCATACCTTGCACAATTAGGTGGTTGGTTTCCAATTCGTATGGTTGACAAAGTTCGCTACTCTGATGGATATAATGATAACGTATTGCATACCACAAATGCCGTTGTCTACGTTACAAGAATTCGTGTTGATGAAGTCAACGCACAAAAGAACCTTGCGAAAATCGGTGGAATTTGGGTAAATTGTGGTCCATTAATTGAAGTAGCATAAATTACATATAAAACCTTCAACTTATTTTTCGTATATTAGACCGTATAATTCTGTACGGTCTTTGCTTTTATGTGCTATAATTTATATGGCTTTGAGGTTAATATTCATTTTGATATTAATTTAAGGGAGTTCTGTTTATACAGGGCTTTTTTTATTTTTCCTAAAAAAGTTCTTTACATGTATATACGTGTATGTTATACTATATATGTGGTCAGAAAGACAAGGATATTTGTTTTAGGAGGTTAAATATGAAAACAAAGAAAAAAAGCAATCGCAAAGCAGAAACCGTGAATATCTACTTAGAGATTGCTAAAAATGTTATTGAAATTCTCGCATTCGCAATAACAATTATAAAGAGCTTGGGGAACTGATTCCCTAACTCTTTACTTCATTGTACCACATAAAAGGAGGAACAAGAAATGGAAAGATTGCAGAAAGTAAAAACGATTCTAGATGTAATTGTAATTGTATTAGGAATTGCATTGTTAGTTGTTTGGCTTATTAAGTAATACATATATAGGAGGAAACAGAAATGACAAATTTAAAGCAATTGCAAAAAGTATGTAAAGAAGTAAATGAAAAGATGGATGTAATCAGTGAAGAAGAATTGAAAGGTATCGTAAACAGATATTACAAGGATGATGTAATATCTTGCAGACAATGGGATTTCTTGATTGGTTACATTGAAAGAAAAGAAAAGATTAGTGATAGTTTCGCATTTATGTATAGCGAATAGGAGGTATCATGGCTTCAGAAGCAAAGCTTAGAGCTAACAGTAAATCGAACAAGATTAATACAAAGATGATTTGTGTTCGTTTAAGCTACAACACGGACGCAGACATTATCAAAAGATTGGATGAGGTTGATTCCAAGATGGGATATATTAAGGAATTGATACGAAAAGATATGCAGACTAAAAAAAAATAGTCTGTTTTCTTTAAAAACTCTTTACATGTATATACGTGTATGCTATACTATATATGTACTTAAGGTACACAGGAGGAAACAAGAAATGACAAAACAAGAAATGGAAAAATTAAAAAACTTTGAAAGAAATATTAAGAAAATGGGCAATAAAGAGATAGTAATCATTCACAGTGGGTTAAATCGTAAAAGTATTACAAATCCCACAGAACTAAACGAAGCAGAATTGAAAATGGTAAAAAAAGAATTGTTAACAAGAATGAAATAAGCGTACAAATGAAGTACGCTTTTTTATTGGCATATTTTTTGGCATATTTTAAATTAAAAATATCATCATAAAAAGGCATGTAGCGACACGAGATAATACACAACAACACATGGAAACATTATTCTTTAAAATGTGTATATTATAAGTATTATGGCAGAGACAAATCAATTATTAAAAACAATTCAAGAAACAAAGAGTGATGGTTTAAATACTTTAATGGAAAGTCTAGATAATTTAACTTTTTCACAGTATTTAAATCACATATTAGAAATTAAACATGTAACTAAGGCACAAGTTTTATCGAAGACAACGATTCAAAGGAATTATGGGTATCAAATATTTGATGGATCCAAGGTTCCTAATAAAGATAAGGTGATTCAGTTAAGTTTAGGATTAGGCTTAGATTTACGTATGACAAACAACTTATTGTCTTTATCTAATAATGGCATGTTGTATCCAAAAGCAAAAAGAGATGCATTATTGATTTATTGTATTGAAAATCATAAGAGTGTATATGAAACCAATGAGTATTTGATGGAGTATGGGCTAGAATTATTGGATTAG